AATTCTGCTTTAGTCCTCAGTTGAATTTTAAATTTTACTACACCTTTCTTATATACGGTTTTTTTTGCCGTACTTTTTACTGGGTCTACTCCAAATTCTGATCTTGCTCGTTTTTCCTCTTTAATATTTATACTAAAATATTTATTAAATACAGTGCTACTCGTACTAATATTTTTAATATTACCAAGAGGATTAGCCACAAATCCAATAGAAAATTTTGGCTTTTTATCTTTATCTAATGTATTTATTAATAATAAATTTTCCAGTTTCTGAGTTGCAGTTACAATAAGATTATTTTTAATTGTCTCAAATCTTTTATCCGTAAAAAGAAGATTTAACGCATCATCACCAGATATACCTTTTCGCCCCAATTTTGTAGCCTCTGCCTTTATCACTTGAAACAATGGACCAGACTTTGCTATACTCTTAGCAGTAATATCAATAGTTGAGCTTCCTCCAATACCTGTAACTTTTGCTTCTTGAGCACCTAGTGCTGCATCTTGTAATACCTTTGACTGACTTACCACAATACCCGTTAATGCTCTAAATGCCTCTATATCTATTACACCATCTGGTGCAGCACCAGGAGTTTTAAAAAAATCTTTTTGCTGTTGAGTAAGCGCCTTACTAAATCCAGGTATACGTTCAGATATATAATCAGATAATTTACGTTGAACTATACCCCGTATTGCTGAAATTTCTTTTCCTTTAGCACGAATATCTATTTTTTCATCAATTTTAGCAGGATGAAAATCTATTCTTATTTTCTGTATACCTAAAGCACTAGCCATTAGTTTATAATCCTATAAAGTTCAAGAACTCGACGAATATGAGGAGGAAAATCAGCGCTCAAAGCTTCTTTTGTACTACGCTCTCCTTCAAGACTAAAAGCTCGTACTCCTTGATCTTGTTTATGAAGAATCTTAATATAATCCATTGTAGCTAATTGTAAATCATAAGGTACAGAACCAGATGCATATCCTGCATTATATTTAATTTTTAATGCATTTGCATAAGCATTAAACTTGCGTAATCCTCCTAATGATAAAGAAGGATAAGAATTCTTTACAACAGGATAATTACCTTGAATTCCAACGCTTCCAACAGCGCGAGTTATCTTTCCATTATCTTTTGCAAAAGTAAATTGATTGGGAGTAGTGGATACATCATTAAAATCTACATCAGAATTAGAACCATCACAATGCACTAAAAGAACTGTGTCATCATCTGTTGCGTGTTGAAATTCAGGAGCGGTAAAATTAGCAGTATATTGAGCAGAACGTGAAACTCTTATCTCATCTAATTGGCCTACTAAAAGATTAGCATTAGAAGGATTACGTCCCATTTCTACATTACTTGTAAGTTCAGGTATATCAACAGTTAAAGCTACTGTTACAGTACTTCCAACTTGAGTTCCATCCCTATATAATTTTAAATCTGTCCCATTTCGTACAACAGCAACATGCATCCAAGTATTAACTGTATAACCCGAAGTAGCAGCATGCGCTACATTTGTAACTTCACTTCCGCTTTCTACTGTACGAAACTGTAGTCCTTCACTAGAATTAAATTTTAATTCCCAAAAATTAGATGTATCTGTTTTATGGGTTATAAAAGTTTGAGTAGAAGATAAAGAACCTAATCGTGCTTGTAAGTCAATAGTAAAAGGCTCAGTAAAAAAAGCAAACTCTACAGGTTTAATAATAGATAAATAATTGGAACCATCAAAATTAGCAGACGCTGTTCCAAACTTTTTAATTCTATTAATCTTATATACGCCACCTGTATTACCGATTGTCTGATTATTTCTTGAGTCAGCATTCTCAACATCTAAACCAATAGAAGTTGGATTATCTAAATTAACATAAGAAGTTCCATCATACTCTGCTAAAGAATGAACATTATTTAAAGGAAGACGGCTTGAAAAAACTGAACTTTGTCCCCCATCAAAAACTTCAAAATAATTGTTAGCTAAAACTTGTTGTCCAATATAATGCTCCACCACAGCGGTAGCATAATTAATTGCATTAGTTAATGTACCATCAAAACTATCACTTGAAATAGTTAAATAATCTTTTACTTGAGCAAGAGTAACGTATGGATATTTTCCAAGATTTTCCTCAAAACTTTCCATAATTACTTATCCTTTTTAATAATAGATTTTTTTTCCTCTTGTATCTTTTTCCACTCTTTTTTCAAAGCAGACATATTTCCTGGACCGAAACCATGTTTAGCTAAATATTTATGGGCATCTTTCCAAGATAAATTTTTGATTATATCAATCATTATTTTCCCTCATTAAGTAAAAAGGGGAGGCAGTATCCCACCTCCCCCTTTAACATATAATATAATATAACTACCAGCTATTAAACAGTTAGAACATTACAAGCATAGCTATATTTGGATGTATCCAAAGCTGCACTAGCATTAGTAGTAAGAGCTTTCATGTCAAAACGAGTACTGAGATACATGGCAGTTACCTGCTGGCGAGGCTCATACTCGCTCTCAATCTCCATACCCCGACGTTCTGCAATCATAAAGCCAGGCTTATAAACTAGAACACCAATTTGTCGACCTGTTGCTCCAACAACATCCAGGAATTCAGTAATCTGAATCGGAATACCATACACCGCACCAACTGAACCCGTAAGATAGGTAGCATTTGGTCCGAATTTATCCACTGTACGGAAATCGGATGTAGTTACGAGATTATTATAACCTTCAATAGTAGTTAAGTAAACCAATTGATCTCCAAGCTGAAGACCATACTTACCAATAGTACTACGAGCCGATGCGATATCTGAAGGATCGGTTTTATCACTAGATGATCCAGTATTAACACTAATAGACGCATCAGCGGCCAACTTTACAATACCCTTAAAGACTGAGCCATAACCCGTTCCTGCTACAATAGCATTAGTGGGTGCAGCGTTAAAGCCTGTCAAGGCACCAGTTCCGCGAAGAAGTGATTTGTCGATGGCACGAGCCAAACGACGAGTCGCTGCAGCGCGCAAGAAGTCAAGCAACGGAAGAACTGTATCCTCTTCCTCATCTTTTGCAAGGTGCGTAGTAGCCATAAACTTATGGGGGGTAAAGGTTACTGCGCTAATGGTATTCTGATTAGTAACAGGAACGTTAGTAGTATCAGCAATACCAGTTGCAAAAGTTCCTGATGCGAACTGTGCAACATCACCATCAGTATCTTCGTCAGCAACAGGAACACGGAAGTTACGAGCATCTACTGCGATACGAGTAAACATCGGAGCGATAACAAGCTGTTGCTCCATTTCCGTATAAATATTACTAGAGAAGTTACTAAGGAATTGATCAACAGTAGTAATAGCTTTCATTTTGGCACCCAAACGAGTATCAAACGGATCACGCTTATTCATACAATGAGCAAGAAGAAAAGCATTAGCCATCTCTTTCTCTGTGTACTGTGAACTATTACGCTGATTCTCTTGGTAAACCATTTTAGTGTGTGTAAGAGCTGTAACCTCATCTTTATATTTTGAAATCTGAGATTTAAGCTCTGCAAGCTCATCGCTTTCGCGAGGAGCATAATTTTTAGTTTCTTTAGCGTCCGACTCCTCCATAATGGCCTTCCCGGTCTCTTCGACCAGTTTGGCTACTTCTGGTTCAGACACTTGTGCAACTGGAGCAGCTTTCTCTTCGATTACTTCTTCAGCCGCTTCGATCTTAGCCTCTTCAGACTGTGCGCCTGCGCTAGTTAGATCAATTGTATCTACGACTTGTTCTGCCATTTTGTCGTTCTCCTTTTTAAAGTATCCGTGAAGCTTGAGAGCCAGACTGATATTTGAATCTTCTGTTGCCTCACCGTTTGTTAGCTCTAATAGAGCTTTAACTTTACTAATATAATAATTAGCAATTTTTTGTTCTGTTTCATTCCATTCTAACGATGGTGCAATTTTTATATTAATTAATGTATTTAACTTTTCTTGTTGCTGAGAAGTAAGCTTATAGGATTCTTTAAATCTATAAAGCTCTGCTTCGGAAGCATTGACATACTTAGAAAATTCTTTATTAATATCATCATTTAAAATATTTTCTACTTGATTAATTATTAAATCATATTTTGAACCTATGTCCCATGTATTTGCGACAAAAATTTCATCAGCGTCTACATCAAGACTATTATCACAATCTTTTCCTTCTACGTCAACCTCTAAAAGTTTAAAAGTGGGACTTTGGGCGGTCGCAATTTTAGCAATTTTATAACGACTGCCTTCATACTTAATAAAGTCACCATTTTGAATTTCTGCTGTCTCAGCAGATAAAAGATTAAGAAAAGGAATAGGACTATTGGGATCAAGTTCAATCTCAATCTCTTCGTCCTCATCTTCATCTTCTTTATCTTCAATTTCTAAAATCTCTTCTGTAGTAGTTACAATATCTTCCTTAACCTCTTCCTTAACTTCTGGTTGAGATTCAGTTGTTACATCTTCTTCAGATTCAGATTCAGATTTGCCGCTCTGTTGAACAGCCTCTTCTTCCGAAGGTGAAAGTGGTCTCTGACTAATTTCTATATCATCATTATCTTCTATAGATAAATCTACTACTGGAACACCACTCATTGTAATATCATGAGTATGTAAAGGCATAGAGGGGCCTTCAAAAGGTAAAAGAATGCTATCTTCTATTTTATGGGCGTGACTTGCCATATGAGAAGCATAAGTAGTAACTCCATTACCTGTTTTATCGGTTTCTACAGTATGATAATGACCTTCTGTAAGATCAGTTATTCCAGCTTTTATTTTAGCTGCTTTTTCATCCTTCGTTGTTTCATCTTCAGACTTAAAAGACTCTACAAAAGTTGCATAGTCTCCGTCTGTCTCAAAACTTTTACGAATACTAAAAAGTGAATCTTGATTGCAAGGAACACTTACAACAGATACTTCTAGTAATTCGACGTCGGTAATATACATCGAATCGTCTTCTCGATTATATTTTCCATCTTTAACTTTAAAGCCGACACTAAAGCTCTTGAGAGCGCCGTCCTTTATTAGGGTCTGAATACCGTGTTGAGTTTCTGCCGCATCACTTACAGCAGCATTGACAAAAATTCCTTTTTTGTCTACGGTAATCTTATTAACTTTACCAATTGGACAATCATGTTTATGTTGGTAAAGAAGGACCGGATTGCGCCTGAAGTTGTCAACACCTTTAGCCCATGCTTGTGAAGTAATAATATCACCTGCACGATCTTTAGTAGTTGTGTTTGCATAACCAGCAATAGTAAACTTATCATTTTTTGAACTACGAGAAGCCTTTTCTATATTGCTAGTAAGATAAAACATTTTATCCTTCATCGCTTGTCCCTTCTTCGACTTGAGTTTCAGACTCTTCAGTAGGAGGCCTGCCCCCTTGTGTAGCATCAGTTGCACTGCCAGTTATATTTTGCGGTACTCTTATGCCATCTTCACCATCAATTGATGGAAATCCTAATCCAACACGCGCTTCATTAGGAGTTATAATTCCTGTGTTAACAAGTGTTGAATAATAAATACTTTGTGTTCGTTCATCGGGTCTCATTGCTGGAACCTCTAGTTTATCTGGTGTTATTTCAACTGCATTATTAAAATATAAACTAAACGCACTACAAAATTGATTTAAAATAGGTACTACAGTATGTTGATAAAATAACTTTTGATTAGCATCTATATTAGCATTATTTCCACTTTTTAACAGAACATATGGTACACCTAACGATTTTGCCATATCTTGTTGAAGTCTTTCAACTGAGCTTTCAAAATCAAGTTCACTAAACTTAACTTGCGAAAACTGATCTATTTTTAATCCACCATCTAAAATAGCTGGATGCCTAGCATTATCAAATATTGTGGTGTAAGAATTTCTCCATGATTCTAGTAATCTTTCTTTTACACGTTTACTTAAAATATTTTCAGTTGTTAATACAAATCCCGGAATTGCGTTATTTTTAAAAAACTGTCGTTGAAAATTAATCATATAATAATAAAGCTCAATTAAACGTATTAAAGGTTTAAGTTTGCTTGTTCCACGAAAAATACTACTTGTATTTTCATTCATTACTTGAATAACTTCATTTGCCTCAAAACGAATATTCGTATTTCTTCTTGTTTCTTTATTATAACCAAAAAAGTCTGTACCTTGTTGATCAGCAACCATATAATCATAATGACTTATAAAAGTTTTTGGGTCAGGAACAACTTCAACATTATTTGCTGGTAGTAAATATAAATCATTACCATCGTAATAAAAAAATGCGTTTCCGTCAAGATGAAAATCTAAAAGTGCTCGCCTGAAAAATCTATTCCGATCCTCAAAAGGATTAGGTCGTACATTTAAAAGTCTGTTAACTTTTTTAGCAGGGGTTTTACCACATACTTTAAGAGGAGTATCAACACAATCTCTATCTCACGATAAGCCTGTTCAAACTCTACAATCGTTTCAGGAACGACGTATGGATGCATTGACGCAATAGTTGGCTGAATGGGATTTAATTTTTGACTTAACCACTCGCGCCATCTAGATGTTTGATTTGTATCAGCCAAAGTTTTTTCCTTTTAATATATTTTACTATAAGTATATTAACTACTTTATATTAGTCTGTCCAACCAATATTTTTAAATTTTTGTACCACATTCCATCTCATAGAAAAATGATCTTTATGTTTATTTAATCCTACATCTCCTTCTGGTAAAAATATAAACTTACCTGAAACTAATTTTAAAGGGGCTTCCATTTTACGTTTTACTAAATAACTAACAATAATATCATCACCTCTTTCAGGATATCCTATCTTTTGAAGACTTGATTCAATTTCATTTAATAACGATTGTTTTATTAAAATACAACATCCAACAATAAAATCAACTTCTTCAGATTTCCAAACATCTTCTAACTCTAAATAATTTGTTGCTTTAGAAACTCCCCGTTTACCATAAATTCCTGTAAAAGGTAATTTAGATTTTAGCATATTCTTAATTAATGTAGGACTAGGTAAAATATCATCATCTAAAATTAATTTATAATCTTCTGGATATTCATATGCTCGAATCCATCTTTCCATACAATAATAGTTTTTTTCATTATTTATAATATCTATTTCACCATCCAAGTAAGGTAATTTATATGTAGGGTTATTATTAATTACCGTAATTTTTGGAAAATATTTTTTCAAAGAAAAAACTATTTTTTTTACATTCTCAGGTCGTTTATAATTAAGAATTATTATTCTAAGCATAAACAGAAATATTACTCATCTTTTGATGGGAATATATCGCATAACGCATTGCATCACATGGATGAGAACACCAATCATGAATAGGTTTTGGTTTTTCTGTATTAGGATTCCATTTATAAGAGGTCATTGCAGAATAAGTATGTGCACCACCCTCCGTATCAAAATAAAGATTATCTTTTTCAATTAAAACTTGTAAAGCTGCAATACCATCATTTACTGATTTAATTGCGTTCTCACAATAAATATC